TCTTGGTGATGGTACGACTGCCGATAAATACTGGCCAAGCACGGCTATCATGACTTCCAGCGCCACTACGGGTCTCGTCAGCGCGGCGGGTCGCGTAGCACGGATCAGCAATACCACCAAGCTGGCGGGATGGTGCGGTGTAGCCTCGACGGCAGCACCGGATGGCATCGGTGTAGGCCCGACAGACGTAAAGATTGTCTCGACCATTACGCCTGCTACGAATCCTGCAGATTCAGGACTCTTCCAGTTCACGGTCTTCTACTCGGTCAGGGAAGCGGACGGCACCAGCAATCCGACGACCTACACCGGCCCGTAAGGAGACTTAAATGGGATTCGCAACACACCTCGGCCCTTGGCTGTTAGGTACCGTCAAGCATACGACAGGAACTGCCGTGGGCAGTCTACGTAATACGGGTACTGCAGCCTGTTGTCAGACCAAGAAGCGCGACCATACCGGCGTTACTACAGGCGGCGAAGCAGTAACGATTGCCGTTCTTCCGGCAGGATCGCAAGTTCATGACATCTTCGTGGATGTTCTAACTGGTTTCGCTGGATCAGGTCTCTCTGCAGTTGAGCTTGTGATCGGTGATGGCACTACGGCGGACCTGTATTTCCCCGCGACTGCGCTATTTACTGCGTCAGCGACTACTGGACTGGTAGGCACGCCCCCGGTGGGGCGAGTGGCGATTATCAGCAATACTACTAATCTGGGTGCTTGGTGCGGTGTAGCTTCGGCAGCATCGCTGAACGGCATCGGTGTAGGTACGCTGGACGAGAAAATCGTAGCTACGATCACACCGAGTCATACGCTGACGGCTGGACTGGTTCAGTACACGGTTATCTATTCCGTGCGTAACGCAGACGGTTCCAGCAACCCCACGACCTACACCGGACCTTAATAGGAGATAACGATGCGTCCTATTGTTAAATCCAAGACAGGTACGGGATCGTCAGGCACGATAGTACTTGACCATTATCGGTCGCCGTTCAATGTGGGTTTTGGTGTAGTGATTTCGGGTACGGTGGATTACACCATCCAGCATACGTTCGACGATGTGCTGGACTCCACGGTGACTCCAGTGTGGTTCAACCACGAGACTGCCGTGGCCCAGAGTACCAATCTGGATGGCAACTACGCTTTCCCCGTCCGGGGCATCAAGCTGCTGAACAATGCTGGTACGGCGACTGATGGAGTGACGACGATCACGACTATCCAAGCGGGGATGCCGGGGACTTAAATGGGCCGCGTAAGCTCTGACGGAGTATCGAACTTCGTATATACCCACGAATCTACTGATTATGTAGGGGTATCAGGAGCGCATGTTTCTGGCGATACCGTCACTCTCGTCGGCTCACAAGCGGGTCTAATCGGTTATTACAGCTTGCTGCTGGAGAGCGGCGATGATCTGTTATTGGAAACCGGCAATAAGATGCTCATGGAGTAATTACCTTGGCGGATACCAAAATCAGTGCATTGACTGCACTTGCACAAGCCGATCTGGATTCTACTAACGATGTAGTTCCTATCGTAGATACCGGAGCAGGTGAAACTAAGAAGATGACGCCACGGCTACTGGTCGGTGGCACCGTCAATAACCTGATCCAGACATGGAACGACGCTGGCACGACGTTTTCGGGCGTCAAGCTGAATGTCACGGATACCACCAGCAACGCAGCCTCGCTGCTGATTGATCTTCAGGCAGGTGCTAGCTCCCAGTTCAAGGTCAGCAAGGCCGGTGCAGTTACTGCCGTGGGCGCGGTTGCCTGCGCGGCGCTGAACCCGACAGGCGATATCACGCTGGCCGATGCCAAGAACATCGTCGTCAATGCCACGACCGGGACCAAGATTGGCACGGCAACTAACCAGAAGCTGGCCTTCTACAACTCTGCACCGCTTGCTCAGCAAGCCCTGACCGTAGATCTGCTGGATGCCGTACAGGCACTGGGGCTGGTCGCGTCGGGTGCGGGCAATACTCCGCTGAATCTGACGGCAGGTGCCTTCGCTTGCGGTACGGTGGGTTGCGCTACGATCACCCTCGCAGATGCAGCTGACGTCGTAGTTAATACGTCTACCGGGACCAAGATCGGCACGGCGACTACGCAGAAGCTGGCCTTCTTCAACTCCACGCCTATCGTGCAGCCCGTCAACACGGTTGCCATCGACACGGCTCTCGTCAATCTCGGCTTGCGGGCGACGGGTGGCGTAGCGAACTTCGCAACAGTTGTTACTCAGCCGGGGACGTTCGGCGGGATCTACATCTATGATGGCGCAGCGGCGCAGACAGTAGCTACGGCGACGCAGTCGGTTTTGACTAGTTTTGCCGCAGCGGGTGGTGCGGATGGCCTGTCGAGCGATGTGACCGTAGCCAAGGCCAGCAACAAGATCACGGTTACTCGGGCTGGTAAGTACAGAGTCTCTTACTCGATTTCGTATAGCTCATCTGTGTCTTCGTCTGTCTGGGAATTTTATGTCTTCAACAACGGAACTCAGATAAACAGTACGGGAGCGCAGTCGAAAACTGCTACTGCTGCAGACATACAATGCGTCAGCGGATGCGGGTTCACAACTGTGGCGGCGAATACAGATCTGGATATTCGTGGCTCCCACGGTGAGGGTGGTAATGCGAATATTACCATCAACCATGCTAATTTCACCGTGGAGTACGTCGGCGCATGACGAATCAGCAGTCATTCGATATGAGCAAGCGAAAGCTCTTTATCGCTATCCCGTCCTATGACTTCAAGGTTTCGTTGAAGCTGGCCATTTCGCTGGCTCAGTTTACCCAAGTAGCTCCCAAGCACGGGGTCGATATTGCCATCGGCAGTATCTGTGGCTGCTCGGTAGTCTCCCGCGCCCGTAACCTTCTGGCTGATCAGTTCCTTGAATCAGATTGCACGGACCTGCTGTTTATCGACTCGGATATCAATTTCGACTCGCAGGATATCTTCCGGTTGATGGCATGGTCGTCGGACTACGGCATCGTGGGTGGAGTTCCGCGAGTACGCAAGGACGAGGAGGCCTACATCGTCACGCTGGACAAGGTCGATGAGGATTCGCAGGTAGTCATGAATGCGATGGGGCTGGTACGGGCCAAGCGGATTGCCACGGCGTTCATGATGGTCCAGCGTAGGGTTTTCGAGACCCTGAGAGATGCACACCCGGAATGGATGTATTTCGATGACAAATCCGAAAACGCGAAGTCGATCTACTCGTTCTTCGATTTCAAATCCACCCCCGGCGGCTACATCGGTGAGGATTACCTATTCTGCGACCGCGCCCGTGAGCATGGCTTCGAAGTCTGGGTAGACCCCACCATCAAGCTGGGCCACATGGGCATCCACGAGTACATGGGCGACTTCGGCAATCAGGTGCTGTACCCAATGCTCACCCCGATGGAATCCAAGAAGGAAGTAGCATAGATGAAACAGAAGGTGAACAAACAGAGTACTCGGCACGGCAAGATGAAGATGCCGTTTGCGATGCTGAACAAGTTTGCCGGGAAGAAGGGCGGTGGCAAGGTCAAGAAGTTTGCCGAGGGTGGCGATGTAGAGATCAAGGATCAGGATTTCTCCAGCATCAAGGCTCCAGAACTTCCTGCATCGGAGCCTGCGTCGTTCAAGGAAGCTTTCGCTGCAGCGCGTAAGGAGAAGGGGGCAGGTGGCACGTTCACATGGAACGGCAAGAAGTTCACTACGAACTACGCCAGCGATAAGCCCAAGACGGAAGAAGTCGTTGTTTCTGCCAGTCGGCTTACCCCGAAGAACGATAAGTCCCCTCGCGTATCAGCAGGGCCGTCTGATGAGAAGTTGGCGAAGGTATCGCGAACATTAAATGCTCCGCGTAGAACAGTTCGGCCTGAGTATCAGGATGCTGTTGATCGTGCGGGGCGTGGCTTCCGTGGTTCAGCTACGGGGGCTTCGATGAAGAAATTCGCTCGCGGTGGTGGCATTGAAATCCGGGGTAAGACCCGAGGGAAGTTTATCTAATGGCTAAAGAAGCTTACGCCGCCAAAGAAAAGCGGCATGCATCGACCCTGCGCAAGATCGCTGCCGAGGAGGATGCCGAGGGCGGTATGAAGTGCGGCGGCAAGGTCAAGAAGACCAAGAAGTTTGCTCGTGGCGGTGGCGTCGAGATTCGTGGCAAGACCAAGGGTAAGTTTGTGTGAAGAAACGGGTTAAAAAGTTCGGGCTTGGCGGGCTGTTAGATAAGATCAGCCCCCGGAAGCTTGACCCGTTTATAGGTAAAGATACTCCAATGACATTGCGTTCGGTCATTGATCCGCAGTATCACCCCATCTACGGCAAACTGTTCAGGGAAGGTCAGCCGTTAGGAATATTCAACGCGGCTGACGACGTAAACAAGCGGGTAACACCGCAGGAATACAAAGATCCCAGCCGATCCAGCTACGTCAACCCGTTCACGGGTGAGACTGTTTACTACCGAAAAGGCGGAAAAGTGAAAGCTAAAAAGTGTGCTACCGGCGGTAAGATCGATGCTGCCAAGAACGACAAGCTCGCCCCGGCGTTCCTGAACCAGAAGTCTACAGCGAAGGCTCCCAAGCCTGCCCCGAAGAAATTCGCCAAGGGCGGTGGCATCGAGATTCGGGGCAAAACCCGAGGGAAGTTCATCTGATGCTTCCTTCACGCGGCATGGGTGCTATCGCTCCCAGCAAGGTTCCTCGTGCCAAGCGGCGTGGGGATGACAAGCCCGTGAAGATGCTGAAGAAGGGTGGCAAAGTTAATAGGAAGAGGTGTTGAAATTATCGATATTCAACCATCTCGATCCGCAAGCATTTCGGATGCTTATACTCATTAATGGAAAACTGGAGTTAATCATGGCAAATCAGGCTGAATTGGAAGTTTCTCTGGCCGCTATCAAGGATCAGCTTGTCAAGGCAAGTGCTGAGATTCAGGCCCGCATTGCAGCCTTGGTTGAGGCTGTGAATCAGGCTGGCTCCACGACTCCCGGCGTCGATGCGGCGGTCGCGGGGCTGGTGAATATTGCTCAGATTCTGGATGACATCAATCCTGATGCCCCCTGAACATGGCAGTCGAGGTCGATGAAGTATTCTTTGATCAGGCGAGATTTTCGGTCTCTGGATCGGAAGTCAGGTCCGAGGTTACGGAGGGGTCAGGTATGATGACTCAGGCTGAACTGGAACTCGCGCTAGCTGCCGTCAAGGATCAGCTTGTCAAGGCCAGTATCGAAATCCAAGCGCGTATTGCCGCGCTGATCCTTGCCGTAGAGCAGGCAGGAGCCACGACCCCCGGTGTCGATGCAGCCGTTGCCGGATTGAAGAACGTCGCCCAGATGCTGGATGACATCAACCCCGATGGTCTATAAAACTACAAGCACGACGGACTTCAACCTAGACCTGAATAGTCTAGTAGAAGAGGCGTTTGAGCGTACCGGGAATGAGCTACGTACAGGCTATGAACTGAAGACCGCTCGACGTTCGCTGAACCTGATGTTGCTGGACTGGGCGAATCGAGGAATTAATCTCTGGACTATCGATCAGGGCAGCATCCCGATGGTTGCCAGCACCGCTGCTTACGATCTCCCCGTTGATACCGTGGACCTGATGGAACATGTCATACGTACCGGGACAGGCACGGGTCAGTTAGATATCAACATCAGTCGGATCTCAGCGAGTACGTACTCCACTATTCCGACTAAGAATGCCACGGGGCGACCAATTCAGGTGTGGGTCAATCGAAAGACGGGTACCACAAACTCATCCTCCGTAGTACAGTATCCCCAGATCTATGTTTGGCCCACACCTGATGTTTCTAATCTCTATACCTTCGTCTACTGGCGCTTGCGTCGGATGCAGGACGGAGGCGATGGCATCAATGGACAAGACGTACCGTTCAGGTTCCTGCCAGCACTGGTTTCAGGCTTGGCGTTTCACCTGTCAATCAAGCTACCCAACGCGGACCCTACCCGGACGATGGGCTTGAAGCAGATGTACGATGAAGATTTCCAGCGAGCATCGGACGAAGACCGGGAAAAAGCTCCCTTAAGGCTGGTACCGAGGATGTATCATGGGTAATCGGTTTGCATCAGGCAAATACGCGATTGCCGAATGTGATCGCTGCGGCTTCCGCTTTAAGCTGAAGCAGCTTAAGAAGCTGGTGCTGAAGACCAAGAATACCAACATCATGGTTTGCCCGGAGTGCTACGAAGCCGATCATCCGCAGTTAAAGCTGGGTATGTTCCCGGTGAACGATCCGCAGGCTCTTCGCGAGCCGCGTCCGGACATCAGCCTTGGAGAAGGCGGTAGCCGGGATATCCAGTGGGGATGGAATCCAGTAGGCATCAGTAACTCACTGACACCCAACCCGCTCGCACCCCAAGCTCAGCTTGGGACTGTTACGATAGAAATTTCCTAGGAGATCTAACATGGCTTGCAAGAAATCAAAGTCTGCCCCCGTCAAGCGTATGAAGGAAGGCGGGCCGACCTCGCAGGATATGAAGCGACTGGGCCGTAATCTCGCTCGGGTCGCTAATCAGCGTGGAGGGAAGAAGTAATGTCCAAGATCAAGAATGTTCCGATTGAACCGGGTTCCGGATATCCGCAGACGGACATCGGCAAGGACGGAGTCACCGTCAAGGGCCGTTGGCCCTCCGATACCAAGCAGAAGTCCTACAAGACCATGCGAGGAGCCGGGGCTGCAACTAAGGGTAAGAAGTACCTTAGCAAGTAGGGGCAGTACGTGAACTACGCGGCATATGTGCAGGCAATCAAGGACTACTGTAGCAATACAGAGACTACGTTTGTCGCCAACATTCCCGTGTTTGTCGGTGCTGCCGAGGAGCGGATCTATAACACGGTCCAGATCCCGGCTATCCGCAAGAACCAGATAGGAACGCTGACTTTAGGTAATAAGTATCTTACCCTGCCGGATGACTGGCTGGCGACGTTCTCCCTATCGGTTATTAGTCCATCTACTAACGCCCAGACGTTCCTGTTGAACAAGGACGTAGACTTTATCCGTGAGGCGTTTCCCGATCCGGATACCACGGGTACGCCGACTCACTATGCCCAGTTCGACGCGAATACCGTCATCATAGGACCGGCTCCCGATCTGTCGTATCAGGTTGAGCTTCATTATTACTACTACCCCGCAAGTATCGTTTCGGCTGGTACAACGTGGGTAGGTGATAACTTCGAAACCGTCCTACTCTATGGCGCGTTGCGGGAAGCCTACCTGTTCATGAAGGGCGAAGCGGACGTTACTGCTAGCTACGAACAGAAATATCAGGAGTCCCTGATGCTGCTCAAGCAGTTGGGCGACGGGAAGAACAGGCGAGATGCGTATCGTAGCGGTCAGGTTCGGGTAGACGTAGCGTAACTTAGGAGAATATCTTGGCCATCACTCAAGCCATGTGTACCTCGTTCAAGCGAGACATATTGGAAGGAAAACATGCTTTTTTTACTACGGTAATCCGAGCCTCGACTGCCGCAGATGTTTTCTACATGGCTCTGTATACGTCGGCGGCTACGCTGAACGCAGATACTACGGCCTATACGGCATCTAACGAGGTTGCCAACGGTAATGGATACATCACCGGGGGTAAGATTCTTACGCTGTACGCGATAAGCACTACTGGATCGCCGTCTTACTCGGCACAGCTTAGTTTTGTTGATCTGACATGGACCTCTGCCAGCTTCACGGCTTACGGGGCTTTGATCTATAACAGTACCCAGAGCAATAAGGCCGTTGGAGTTTTGTCTTTCGGCGCTGATAAGACTGCCACGGCAGGTAATTTTACCGTGAGATTCCCGGCTCATGGCGGTGGATCCGAGATTATTCGGATTACTTGATCTCTTTCACTAGGAGTTAACATGGCTACTTTCGTTCTGTATGACGATTTTGGATTGGAGCTTGGCAAGGGGACGCATGTTCTTGCTGGGTCGAGTTATTTCTACCTGATGCTGTCCAACGCCATCAGTGGCACGGCTGCACAGGCAACGGGCGCAATTCGTTCTGATGTTGCTCAGATCGCCGGGACTGGCGGTTACGCGACGAACGGGACAACGTGTGGTATTTCGACATGGGCTGAGACCGGCGCAGGGTCGGGTATCTGGCAGTTCACCAGCCCCGATGTCGTGTTCACGGCTACGACCGGCGGTATTCCGACGTTCCAGTATGTCATGATGTATAACTACTTCAACTCAGGGGCTTCGTACCCGCTGGTGGGTTATCTGGACTACGGCTCGGCAGTGAACGTTACGGATACCAACACCTTCACGGTGGATGTGGGGGCGAGCGGTTGGCTCCAGTTGACGATCCCATAACATGGGACGCAGCTACCGGGCGAACGTAGGGCGTAACGGCTGGGAGACGATCCCAGCCCAGAGTCTCAGCGTGGGTGACTCCTACACGCTGAACCTCGCCCCCTACGCGCCCGGTAAGACTGTTACGTACGGAGGATCGGTACCCAGCGGACTGAGCTTGAATCCCCTGACTGGGGTGATTACAGGAGTTCCTACGACCTCGGGAACGTCCAGTCTTCAGTTTACCGCGACGGTTTTCGGCGGTACGATCCATACCAGCAGAGCTACTTCATTCGTAATTACCTCTGCTGCAGATACAATTACTTGGAGCATGCCTGCCAGCTTCGGTCCGGTTACGACAGGGATAGGCGGGATCATCCCCATCTACTCGTATGCGACCGACTCTCTCGGGCATGCCCTGACGTTCACCCGGCCTGCAGGGGGTACGGCTCCCTCCGGAGTAACGATAGCAGGCGTTGGTAGCGCAGGTGCAGTGACGGTAGCTTCCAGTGTCGTTGTCGGGGATTACACGTTCTACGGTAGAGCCGCTGACGCATACGGGACCAGCGCCACGAGTTCGTTGGTATCCTTGACCGTAGGCATGGCTACCCCCGCCGGTATCACGGCAACGGTAATAAACAGTCTATCCATTCGCTTGAACTGGTCCGCAGTCTCGGCTCCTACGGGAGTGTGGTACGAGGTAGATCGTTCACTCGATGGACTGACGGGCTGGGTTTCTCGGACCTCGACTTTGACCGGGACGACGCAGTGGATCGACAGCGTCGCCCGTGGCTCGCATTACCATTACCGGGTGCGGGCGAAGGATGCAGCAGCGCATTACAGTGCTTATACGATGACTCAGGCTACTGTGCCTTACAACATAGACCCGGAGTTCCTGACCGCGATTCCGCTGGCAAGCGTCGCCCCCAATACGCCGTTTACACGCACGATTTCTGCTAGAGATCTGGACCTCGATGCGCTGACGTATACTGCTAGCTCGCTCCCAAGCGGGGTTACGTTCACACCCAACTCTCAGGTTGGCGATACTCGTACTGCAGATTTCTACAGTGCAGCGGGTCTCCCTGCAGGCGAATACTCATTCCCGGTATCGGTAACCGATGTTCAGACGATTACTCTCCCTGCTAGTGTAGCTTCCATACAGCCCGCAGGGAGAGATGTCACGCTTACTCCGGGAAGTGGTATCACTGCCGAGTCCGACTGGCAGACTCGCTCGACCGGCACGGGTGTCGTTTGGGCGCACGACTTCCGCAATACTACTGAGTGGACTAATTTCGCCCGGAACGGGACTCAGTGGAACGCGGCTACTTTGGCATCCGTGAGTTTCCACC